TGAATCCAATTCAGTAACATGTGCTACCACATCAGTTCCGAAATCAAATTCATCAAATCCTTCAAAGAGAATTTCCACAGGTTTTTGAATTTTATATTGTCCAATTAATTGACCTGTTTTTTTATCTTGTTCATTATAGACAGTATCTACTAAACTTTTCTTAGAGTGTTCGGATGGAACTATAATTAAATCCATTCTATTACATCCGTGAATCCAATCTAATGCACAATGTGTAGTTTCGATTGCGGCTGTGATACCAATGTTATAATGTCCTAATGGTTGAAATTCATTTGGAACAGTTACTTGAATATAGATATCTGGCTTTTGTTGGATACCTGGAATTATATGTTCTATAACCCATTTATGAAATTCATTATCATAATTTAGTGCATCCATTGGAGTATTACCCCAACGAGTACTAATAACTTTAATATCAAATTTATCCAACTTATATAATGAATGCAACAAATCTCTCGCGTGGTCACCATATCCACTTCTTGTTGCTATCGGTGCTTGAAATACTAATGTTGGTTTCATATTATAACTCTATTAATTTAAATTTTTGCTTTGGTTTCCAATTTGTGAATGCACCTTCCATTCCATCAACTAATGTTTGACACATTGCTTCTTTACTTAGTTTACCTTCTCCCAAAAAGAACTTTCTACCTTTTAATCCAGCAGCTTTTCGTTCTTCTCTTCCCATTTTGTACAAATCCATAATTAGTGGAGCTACATCTTCAAAATCAACTCTATCATCAAAGATGTAAGGAGTAGGAACTGAACCTGTTGTTGAACGAACTGGCCAAATTGGTTTAACCCAATCTCCCCAAACTACACCTGCTTTTTTATGTCTATCGTGTAAAGAACCAATTTCTACATAATCTTCTTCGGTTAATAATTTACCCGTACCTTTATCTCTAAATCCACATTGGTCTTGCAATCCACCTGTAACATTTACAATAATAGGAGTTCCTGCCATTACGGATTCCGCAGTTGCCAATCCAAATCCTTCGTTAGATGCTATATTAATTGTTACATCTGCTATATTATAAAGATAGTTTAATTCTTTCTCTGTATATTTGTTTGGTGCAAATATTACATTCGAATCCGGCATACAATGTTCGATGAATGTTGGTAAATCAGTACCATGCTCTTGTACGGGTTCGGTATGCATTAACATACATACTTTATCTCTCTTATCTTCCGGCAATGCTTCTCTAAACTTATCAAATGCCAACATAGCATCCATTGGTTGTTTTCTACGAATATTTCTATTATTCCAATAAAGAACAAATTCATATTCCTTATCACCAAAAATTGATTTTTTAAATTCAGTTGGAACATCTTCCGGCTTATACAATTCGGAGTTAATACCATGTGGTACATATGTTACCTGCCAATCTTCCAATGGTTTCCAATATGATTCTTTATCCCAAGTACCAACTCTTTTTACGATACCATATGTTTGTTTGGAAATACATCCCAACCAATCGCAACTTTCATAATAATCTCTGTTGTATTTTGGGTCTGGTAAATCATCCCAAATGTGGTAGAAAAATAATGGAACTGATTGGCGGATTTCATGCTCCATATCATATAACCAAATCCAATATCTCGGGTCGGTAAAATGTAAGATAGCATCCGGCTTTTCAATCATTAATAATTGTCTAATGATATCAGGGTTACCATATCCATCCGATGGATAGATTTTCACACTTGCATCCGATACTCCCGTTTGAGCACGAACATCATCATTTAAATCCAAAACCTTACCTGCTTCTGGATGTTTAATTGCTGCACCTAATTGAACCCAATCGTATTTATCCACTGTTCCCAATACTAATTGTTTGGAAACATTGGCAATACCGCTTGTCATTCGAAGGTCATCTGAAAGTAACAGAATTTTCTTTTTTGCCATAACTTATTTTGTTCTCTTAAAATTGTGAACCACTAATTTGTAATGTAGTGTATTCGTTTAATTGTTTTCTAAATTCTTCGTTTTTTGTATAAAGGTCTAATGTTCTATTGACAAGTCTGAAAATTTAATCCACCTTGAATAGTGATTATTTTAAAGTCCTCATCATATAACTTCTTTATAACTTTAACCGTAGTTAATTTTAAATTTGCCATAGTTTATAATGTTTGTATATACATATATATATACTAAAAATTATTTTCCATCACAAATTCCTCTTTGTTTAAATTCACACCAAGGGCAAAGTTTAGATGGCCTCTTTGCATATTCCACATCGGTTCTATATGAACCATCTGCATTAAATACACTATCTACGAATTCGGTAAACCCTCTCCATGCTTTATTCATAGATGGTTTACCACTAGCAGGTATGTGTCTACTAATACGAGGAATATGGAAATCAGCCGTTTCGGATACTTTACGTTTTAGTATAATAAATTCTACATCAATCATATCCTCCGAAATTTTCAGCATTTCTGCATAGAATTTCTTATACAATAATATTTGTGTGTTTTTTATTGGGTCTGATTTCTGATACTTACTCCATCCTTTTGTGGATGTTTTGAAATCGGTGATACGATATTTGCCAGTAGTTTTACTTCTAACAATAAAATCGATGAAACCTAAAAATTGTACATTTTCCGCTATCTTAGTATTAATTACTTGCTCAATTGCAACTAATTCATCATCTTTTAACGAAAAGAAATTATTAAAATTTTTGGGTTTCTGAAAGTAATCTAAAATGAGATTTCCATCTTCTAAAAACTCTACTAATTCTTCTTTAGAACATATAGGGTCTTTACCTTCGTTGGATTCTTTGAGAAAGAATTCTCTCATCTTTTCTTTAAGAAAAGCCTTCGTATCCATTCCCTTATCAGCTTGTGATTTGGAGATACGAAGGCATCTACTTAAATATTCTTGCAATGTCTCATGCATTGCTGAACCAAATACAGAATGTATATTGGATGATGATTGTCTTAAGTCATCTATATAGGATAACTTATATTGTAGTGGGCAACTGCTCCACATACTATATTGGGAAAATGATACTCTAGCCATAGAACAAATATACGAAATTTATTTGAATAAACCAAAGAATTATATCTTTAATTTAAGTTTCGTAATTTGTTTTTTCTCTATACCATATTTCTCACATATGTATTTTATGTTCTCCCTACCTTCACGAGTTGAGTATAGAATATCGATATATTCTAATGCTTGTGATTCGGGTACTGTAAAATCTTTTTTGATTAATTCCACTAAGAACTCCTCATACTTATCTTCTGATTTACCTTTTGTATATTTTAGATATTGTTTACCTTTTGGTAAAACACTAATATACAATTTGTACATCTCTTTTGGTTGAAGAGTTTGTGTTAGTGGTAATAATGAGGCAACAAGCTCAACCCATTCCGGCTTCATTGATAGGAATCGATTAATCATAAAGTTACTCCACGATTTCAAATCCTCTTCCGATAACTTATCGAAATATTTCGGGTCTTGCTCCGCCGTAATTGCGTTAAGATGGTCGAATAACTTTTTAGCTGCCATTATTTTTCTTCGTTTGAAGTTCTCAATTCTTCAGGTAAAAACTCCTGCAATGGTTTACCACAATTCGTACATAAGAATACTTCGAATGGCATAACAGTATCTTTTTCACCTCCGGTTAATAATTTAGAAGCCTTACGGAATCTATACCCCGGCATAAAGATTAAATTACCACATTCGCATGGTACATCTCGTGTATCTTTTATATCAATTTGTGGTTGGTTAAATTGGTCTATCATTTTATAATATTTAAAATTTGAATAATTGTGCTCATAAACACTATCTCTTTATCTACTACCAATGCATCTTTTGATAATCCATCTGCAATGGTTAAGATTACATTTGCTGTATTACCAGCCGCATAATCATCTACTTTATCATACAACATTGAATACATTTCCGAATAATCATTTAATCGATTATCAGCGACTGCTTGTCTAATGTTTATGAATAAGTTCCTCTTATCATTGGATGATTTAAGAAGGTCAATCAACTTAGTTTGAAAATTAGATTCAACCATAATTGCATGGTCTACTTTTAATTCACCTTTAGCCGATTGTAATTGGCAAGTATTTAAGATTCTACGAATATCTGGATAATACGAACTAACAATATCTGCTACATTCTTAATATCATATGTAATCTTTTCAGTATCTAAAATCTTACTAACCTGAACTGCTACATCCTTTTTAGTTGGAGGTGTGATAGCGAATGATTGACATCTACTTTGAATCGGGTCAATAATCTTCTCAATGTAGTTACACGTCAAAATGAATCTACAATGCTTACTGAACGTTTCCATTAAGTTACGAAGGATTGCCTGTGCATTTGGAGTCATATAATCAAACTCATCTAATATGATTACTTTGAATCCAGAGAATCCTACCGATGATGCAAATCCTTTTACTTTGTTACGAACTGTATCAACGTTATTCTCATCCGATGCATTGATAATCATATGGTCACATTTAATTGTGTTTACGATTAACTTAGCCAATGTGGTTTTACCCGTACCCGCTTTTCCATACAATAGTAAATGCGGAATATCGTTGTTATCCAAATATTGTTGGATAGTTTCTTTGATGGTTTCATTACCAACGTAATCAGCTAATGTTTGCGGGCGGTATTTCTCCACCCACAAACTATGCTCTCTTTTATTAATATCGTTTGCGAAAAAGCTCATAATTAATTTTTTACAAATACTCCGTTTACAGTTTTGCCGGTTCTATCTTTTATCTCATTCCATGCTGCTTCTAAACAATCAGCCGGCTCTAGTCCTAATTGTTTAGCCAAAATGATAAGTGTTACAAACGAATCACCAATACCATCTTTGATTTCATCATCCTTAGATTTAAGTAATGCTCCAGCGGTTTCACCCACTTCTTCCAAAACCTTTAATAATTGCTTTGGTGCATTCTCTTTCTTTAAGATATCTTTATCAGCCGCCCATTGAGATACATTTTCTATTAAACTATCGAACGTCATATTATTTTTGGTTTTCTTTTGTTCTTTCTAATTTTGTTTCCTCACTAATTGGACGAGGGAATAATCTAAATGTCATCCCATTTTGTTGGAAAGTCAATCCCTGTCCTTCAGTTGATTCAATTGTTAATGTCAATGGAACTGCGGTTTCGCCTGCATTTGCATATGCAAATACAATTGGTTCGTTGTTAAAAAACTGAAAACACCATTCTGCATCTTCAATTATATTTTTTGGTTGTACTTCAATACTACCTTGTGGTTCTAATTCTTCTTTCATTTTTATTAATTTGAGATTTCTACTAAATAATATTTACAAACGAATTCATCAATAACGAATTCAACGTGCGCCAATCCATCAGGTGATACATTAAGTTTAGCAGATGTTGCTTCTTTGTTAGCCGTTAAGATTTCTTTAAGATACTTAGCGGAGAAAGAGATTGGTTTAACTTCACCATCGTATCCTTTCTGGCAAGTGAATGTTACTCTATTTGTGGAAATAGTTGAATAACCGATAGCCATTTTTAAATCACCACCTTCGGTAAATACAGTGAATGTATCGATATCACTCAATGCACCCTTTGCTTTGATAAACTTATCAATCATAGTAGATGCCATTTCGATACCAATTCCAAAATCAGGCAATACTTTCAAATCTGGCACAGTTGGTATTACACCCAAATCAGCCAATTGATATGAAGTTTCAGTTTCATCCGAAACTAATTTTAATACGGTAGCTCTATCGCCAACCATATCAACATTTAAAGATAAATCATTATCTAAAATGCCTAATAAATTTTTTAACAATGATGTAGTGTAAATACCAACATTGAATGGTTTTGATGTAAAGCCATTAAAATCCACTTCACCCAGCATCGTTTTGTCATCTGAAATGAAACGTACAGATAGTTTGTTTCCTTCTGCGTTCCATGCTACTGATTCAATTACTCCACCTAGTGAATACTTCTGAATGAATCTTTGTAAATTGTTTTTGTTCATAATCTAATTTTTAAATTTTATTTTTATTGTTGTAAATATACGAAAATATTTCGAATGTTCCAAATTAAAATGAGAAAAACTTTTTGGCGGTTAGAGCTTCGGTTGAAGCTTTCTGCCATTTAAGTGCGGTATAGAAATCGTTTACCTTATTTTCCATATCCGAAACATATAATTTATCTCTATCGATATATTGTTCTACGAAATCCATAATCTCTTTCGGGTCATTATAATCCTTAAATGCTACCGTTTCTAATCCTAATGGATTATTTTTAAGATATACCCATTTAACTTTATCACCATCTCTAATTGGTTCATTCTTAAATGGACAATTAAAGAACTTTAATAATCGGTTGTAAGTGATACCAGCTTTAACGTGTGCCGGAGTTCCTTTCTCAAAGTTAGCGATTGATAATCCACTATCTTTTCTCCAACTACCATTATCGTATTTACTTAACTCCTTAATTGCTCCACCCTTTGCTATCTTATTAACAGGCAATGTAGCCATACTGGCTTTAAATTCTAATAACTTCGTATCTACATACTCATTACTTTTACCCATTAAGATATCTTTCAACATACCACTCATTTGGTCCTGAAATGCTTTGGGGAATGATGAACGAACTACATCCAATCCTTTAACATCTAACTTATCACACGGAATACCATTCTTTAATACCATCCATTGTGCATATCGTTTCTTAGCTACCCAAAATCCTGCTTTACTGATATACTCTTTCTTAATTTCAAATCTATGTTTATCTTTTGGAATAAAGAAGAATCTTTCAGCCAACATATCATAAAATGAATTTAAGAATGATTGGGTTTCTTCAGCGATAGTATTCACTTCACTTGCCATTCGTTTTTCATCAA